CAGACGGAACCCCTTACGATTATTAATGAGTTTCCTGACCGATTATTTCGGAATTGTTGAAGGGGCAGGAGAAGTAGCTGTCTGCTGTCCCTTCGACCATTATACGGGAAATGGATTACCGTATAAAGAAACCAACCCTTCAGCCCATGTTAATACTCTTGAACGACTGTTTCATTGTAAGGTTTGCGGGATCGGTTACAGTGAGGCACAGTTCCTTCAACAGATATATGGTTGCAGCTATATGAACGCCAAGCGACTTCAGAGATGTTTTGATACTCCTGAAGATCGACTGATGTGGAACACTACGGTTCAACTTACTGAAGCATCCAAAGAACGGTTGCTTAGTTTGGGTATTTCAGAACAAGTTATCCAGGATCTGAATATCCGGACTCCTAACGGGACAGCAGATCTTATGGCGTTCCCCGTTTTTATGCATGGACATTTGATGGATATCCGAACCTATAATCCTGGAGCTAAACCTAAAGTTCGATCCAGAACAAATGCAACCGCCGGGCTTATCATACCCTATGATGATTGGGTGGATACACCATTAAGCCGTGTCACTTTGATTTGCGCCGGTGAGAAAGATATGGCAATAGCCAGAACACATGGCTTCAATGCAATTACTATTACCGGCGGGGAAAACACCCTGCCTATTCTTATGAAAAGTTTTGCAGGAAGAAGCATTGCTATCGTTTATGATAATGACGGAGCTGGTATCACTGGAGCTAAACGCTTGGCTGCTGCTCTGTTGGAGTATACTCCTAAGGTTAAAGTAGTCACAGGTTTTCACGAAATTTGCAAAGAATCTGGGGAAGACATTACAGACTTCTTTGTAAAGTACGGAAAAACAAGACAAGATCTTATTCAATATATTGAGTCTACGCCGATCTATACTCCTACGGAAGAAGACCTACAGAAACGCTATCCTCTTATGGACTTGCTGACGGCATCTTCACCTAATCACATTAACAAATTAGTGCAGAGTAATATTCAAGTTGTCGCTGTCTCTGAAGCTACCTTTGCTGTACCGGCTGGTATCTTGGCGCGGAAATATCGAGCGACTGGAGATAAGGATACTATGCAAGTCGGAGACTTCAGAGAATGGGAGCTGACAGAAGATAATATCCAAGATATCCTACACCTTATTGATAATAATTTTAAAGAAGATACCGTCAGTAAAAACATTAAAGGGCTTCTTCGGATCCCTTTTAATGAACGGTGTGTTAAGATTGAAGTGCTGATGAAGAAGACTGTCTTTAAAGCATATGTGACTGATCTCTTTGAAACAACTACAACACAAACGCAGCCGATGGAATTTACCGTTTATTCTGTAGGACACAAACTCGAAAGCGGCAAAAAATATTTGGCTACTTATAAGCTGGTACCCCACCCTTATAAAGGGCAACAACTCATCATGATTATCGTAGATGTCCGAGAAGCGAATGACTCTGTATCTAAGTTCACAATAACACCGGAAGTAAAACAACACTTAGATGTTATTCGGAATCTGGAAGGGAGCGTTATAGATCGGATTAACCTTATGACAGAGAAAGTAAAAGGACTGGTTGGATACGATGGAAATAATACTCTCATCCAAGCCATTGATTTAAGTTTCCATACTGCTTTACAATTTCATTTTGGAACCTTTAAAAATGTACGAGGGTATCTTGATACTCTTATTGTAGGAGAATCCCGTACCGGAAAATCCTCGACTTCAGATACGCTCCGTAAAGTGTACGGTCTCGGAGTATTTACATCTCTTGCAGGCAACAGTGCAACTGTACCCGGACTCATTGGAGGGAGTAATAAAACTGCGAATGGTTATCAAACCCGAGCGGGAATTATCCCACAGAATCATCGAGGCCTTATCATATTTGAGGAATTTGGTAAATCCCATTCAAATATTATTACAGAACTTACAGACATCCGATCTTCTAATGAAGTTAGAATCACCCGAGTATCCGGTACACTTACGCTTCCAGCGATGGTGCGAATGATTTCCCTGACCAATGTAAAAAGCACTGACGGTACAATTAAATCTATCGCATCCTATCCTAATGGTATTTCTATTATCACTGAATTGGTAGGAACTGCTGAAGATATCGCCCGTTATGATTTACTTGTGGTACTGAGTGATCGAGGAGCCAATCAAATAGATCCATTCTGGCAACCACAAGAGCCCTTCAGTTCAGAAGTTTATCGAACCCGAATCCGTTGGATATGGAGTCGAACCTCTGAACAAATTCTCATTGATCGTGAGGTTGGATTATATATTATTGAGCAAGCGAATCAACTCAATCAAGAGTATGAGTGTCACATTAAAATATTTGGAACTGAAGCCTGGAAAAAGATTTGCCGTTTGGCTATTGCTGTGGCAGGATATCTGGTCTCTTGTTCTGATGACTATAACAGCATTATTGTTACTAAAGACCATGTTGACTTTGCTGTTCAATTTTTAAAGAACTTGTATGACAATCCGACCTTTAAACTAAAAGAATATGTAGAACATGAAAAGCGTTACTCTGTTATTGATGATGACGCTGTAGCTGCACTTCAGGAAATTTTTAACCGCAGTCCAAGTCTCATCATGCAATTAGAACAAAGTCCACGCACCTCAAAGAACATGCTGTCAGCAGCGACTGGTATGACGAATGATGAATTGAATCGACAACTTAATCGTCTGACTTCTGCATTGTTCATTCGATTTGCGAACCATGACATTATTCCGACAGAACGATTCAGACTTGGCCTTGCCAAGATTAATCGAGAAACCTTTGTAAGAAGGGTGGGTGAACCGAATGCTTAAACGTCAATGGACTTCAATAACAATTACGACCAATAAACAAGCTAATGATATGGTCGCATTATTTAAAGAAGTCCGACCCCATATTGGCGCAATAGATACAGAAACTAATGGATTACATATTATTCTCAGTAGGCCGTTCTTGTATCAATTTGGGTTCATCCATCCTGTTGAGAAAAAAGGATACACTTTTTTAGTAGACATTGAACGTCAACCGTTACTCTCCCGAGCTGTCATTCGCGTATGGCAACAGCTTGCAACCCAACTTCAGATTTATTTAGGACATCATATTCTTTTTGATTTACACATGTGTGAAAATCTCGGGATTCCTTATCAAACTGAAAATGTCTCGGACACTCAGTTCTATATTCGGTACGCCCACGATGCTCTGAAACCAGGAGAAGGGGGCCCGCCTTTAGGATTAAAAGAATATTGTACCCGATATGTAGATCCGACTGCGAAAGATCATGAGAAACTTCTACAACAAGAACGCTCTCAAATTGCTAAAGAATTAAATCTGAAACTGAAACAAAGACTTAAAGATTGCGGAGTGCCCTCTGCGAAATATCGGGCTAAGTCTTACACTTTAGGTGTTATTCAGGAAATGTTCAAGGATCCAATCTTTGATAAAGAAGATTTGATTCCTGAAGTCAAAGTAAAATATGAACAATGGCTCCAAGAGGATGTCCCAGAATGTATTCGACATAAAATTCAAGGCCTTGTCGATGGGGAAGATATCCCATACAATATGCTGAATCGAGAGAATCTTTATAAGTATGCTCATATGGATATCATTCTTACACTGGAAGCTTTTGAAGTAACTGCGCCTGTTGTAGAAGGACGCGGAAATATGGAAGGAATCAAGATTGAGAACGATCTGATTTATCCTTTATTGGAAATGGAACGAGTAGGATTCAAGGTAGATAAACAATATCTTGAAACCTCTCGGATTAATCTCAAGCAGTATATTCAAGAACGTCGGCAGACAATGTATAATTTAATTGGACAGGAAATTAAAGTTGGGCAACATGCCGAGATTCTGAAAATTCTGAATGAGCAGTTTAAAGTTCGGGCTACCTCTACAGGAGCTGAAGAACTAGATTTACTCAAGAGTGATTTGATTCGACATGATGAGCAGAATCCCGCTATTCAATTTATTGATATCATTCAGGAATTACGCACTTTGGAGAAATGGTACAGTACCTACATTATTCGATTCTTGAGTGACCTCACTTATACAGATAGACTCTATACCCAAATTAATCAAGTAGGCACAGTCTCAGGACGTGTAACTTCAGACTTTCAACAATTTCCCAAAGGGGCTATCACCACTTACGATGGGAGAGAATTGTTCCACCCTCGTAAGATGGTTATTCCAACAGGAGGTGATTATGATGCGATTGTATACTTGGATTACTCACAGATTGAATTGCGCTTCCAAGCATTCTACACGATACTGGTTGGGCATCCTGACCGGAATCTATGTCGTGCTTACATGCCTTATGATTGTATCGATAACACTGGACATATCTTTGATTATCAGAATCCTGCGGATATCGCTCGATGGGAAGATGAGTGGTTCCTTATTGAGGATCCACTTACAAAATGGACACCGACAGATGTGCATGGAAAGACTACTGAAGCGGCTACTGGATTATCTCCAACCCACCCTGATTTTAAAAGGCTACGCTCTGACATAGGAAAGCGTGTGAACTTTGCCAAGAATTATGGAGCGCAACGCGCCCGGATTCGGCAGATGTTTCCAAAAGCTACCGAGGAGGAAGTAGATCAAATCAACGATGCGTATTATAAAGCATTTCCAGGTGTTAAAGAATATCATCAATACTGTTATGATCGTGCCAATAATTACAGTTACACTCAGAATCTTTTTGGTATACGATATTATGGAGTGTCAGGACATAAGCTGATTAATCTTCTTATTCAGGGAAGTGCAGCTTATTATCTGAAGAAAAAGATTCGAGAGCTGTATGATTACAGTAAAACTCACAATTTAAAAACTAGATGGCAAATGCAGATCCATGATGAACTTTCATGGGAGAAGCATCGATTAGAGAATGCAGATGTCTTCTTCGAGTTCCAAAAGATTATGGCATATTGGCCTGACACCTTAGTGCCTATCGTAGCTGAGATGGATATTACAAAAACCAATTGGGCAGAAAAGAAAGGAGTGCATTCCAAAGATGAATTTCAAACGTATCTTAGCAATTGACCCTTCAGGTAGTTTTGAAGAAGGACAAGGAACCACTGGTATTTGTTTCTGGAATTGTGAAACTAATAAGGTTCAGAATTTTTATACGATTAGAGCATCACGGTATAAGCAGAAGGAAGAATACTGGCAAGCTCATTTGAACTTTATTAGTTCTTTTCTATCTTATGGTCCTAAGATAATCGTAGTTATAGAAGATTTTATGTTAGACCCTGCTCGGGCTTTACAGCAATCCCACAGCCGGATGGAAACTTCCAAGTTAATTGGAATTATGCAGACATACCTTTTTCAGAAAAAGATTGAGTATGCGATGCAGCGTCCGGCTGAAGTAAAAACCAGATGGGCTGATTCTATCCTGTTACATAAGGGTGTTTTAGTCCGAGTTAAAAAAAGCTATTATCTTCCTGATGGAGATAAAATTGTGAATGAGCATTGTCGTGATGCTATTCGGCACGCAATTCATTTTGATACTTTTAAGAATGGGAGGAAAAGGTGATGGACGAATTATCATTAAACATGTACCAAAAACAAGCTATGAGAACAGCAGGAATCTATGACGATACCGCAGACAAACTTATAAATACGGTACTGGGGCTATCCGGAGAAACAGGAGAAATTTCAGATCACATTAAAAAAGTAGTTTTTCAAGGACATCCTTTAGACAAGACACATCTCCTTGATGAATTAGGAGATGTTCTTTGGTATATTGCATTAGGTGCGGATGCCTTAGGATATACCTTACAAGATGTTGCAGTATATAATGTTACAAAATTACAAAAGAGATATCCTGACGGATTCTCTGTAGAACGAAGTCTTAATAGGGAGGAATAAGCATGGAAGACGCTGTAAATAAAACACATAATGAAGTTACTTTCATGATGCAACAAGCTGAAAAACTTTTTAAGGAGCAGTTCCTTAAAAAGAACATTGCTTATGGTGACAGCTTTGGAAAACAATTTCAAAAGTATGGCCCTATTTCAGCTCTTGTAAGACTGAGTGATAAATTCAGTCGCGCAGAAGCTCTGATACTCGGAGCTAAAAATGAAGTATTGGATGAATCTCTTGAAGATACTTTAGGAGATATGGCTACATATTGCATGATGACATTATATGAATTAAAACGATGGAAGGAGCAAAACAATGGATATCAGCAACTTACCCTTGACAATTGCAGTCCCCAACATCCTTGAACTTTCTGAAGAAGAATACGCTTTAGCCCGCCGAAACGGACTTGGTGCTTCAGATGCTTCTGTCTATCTGAATCTCCAATCCCAATGGAAGACAGTACAAGATCTTATTATTGAAAAATGTACGCCTTATATTACAGATGAGGAGCGGGCAATAGGAGAAAAGGAAGTCGTCCGTAAAGGCCGAGACCTTGAACCTCTGATACTTCAGAAAGCTGAAAAGGAACTTGGGATGCCCATCGAAAAACCTACTGCTATGTATCGACATAAAGAATATGAGTTCATGACTATCAATTTTGACGGAGTAATGAATACTTCTGAAGGTTTAATTCCTGTTGAATGTAAATTTGTTTCCATTTATGGGGATAAATATTATGACAGGACAAAACCAGAAGGAATCCCGGAGTATTATCGGGCTCAGCTTCACCAGCAAATGATAGGCCTGAATGCACCTTACGGATATCTGGCTGCGCTTTTTGATAAAGGTTGGATATTTCATCTCTTTAAGATTCGACGAGATGAAAAACTCATCAGCCAAATTATTGTAGAGGGTTACAAAACATGGGAACTGGTAAAAGCCCGAAAAGAAGGTATTACGGGTTTTTACAAATAGCGGAATTAATACGGAGGATGATTCTTATGCTAAAGTGTGATAAATGTGGAAGATTTATAGCAAAACCGGATGCACACGTTAAAGAA